TCCGCGATTGCAGAGGCGGTGGGCAGTTGCCCGATCTTATTCTCAAGCCCTCGCACCTCGACTGTCAACCGATCAATCTCGGTCCAGACACGTTGAGGTGGGATGACATTGTTAGGCACTAATAACCTCTGCGGCCTTGCGCCTGATCCAGTCTAACGATCCGACAAGCCTGCTGTGTAATGCGCGATCAATATCTGTTGCTAGGTTAAGCATGATCTTGTTTGTTAACGCATTGTAAATAACCATAAGCTCTTCAGCTTGCGCGCCGTATGGTTCGTTTTCACGAATGAGATCAACTAGACCCTCTGGGATTTCACTCAGTGGCGGCTCTGGGTCTGGCTCTACTTCAACAGCTTCTGTTTCGATGACTTCTTCAGCGGCAACATCGCCATCGCCGTAGCGTTCTGGCTCTGGTGGAATATCCTGACCGCTTCCATTTGCAATGTCTCGCAGTGTTTGTCTCCACCCTTTCCAATCGGGCGAAATAATCTTCTGCGTCTCCAATGCTTTGGCATGTACGAAATCCGTCCTACTTAGCTCTTGGTTTGCCTTCTTGCGCAGCCACGCATCTTTCTCAAACAAACCGTCATCGTCAACTATCTCTGCGCTACACGCATACGCACCCTCTGGCATTTCAGGCATCTCTAACCCGATGTTAATAATGTTGCCTGTCGCGTCTCGAATGACATCCATAGTCTGTGTTTTCATTTTTCAGCCTACTCTATTTTAACTGCTATGTTGCCGCTTCCATCGAAGATAGATGTCAGACTATCTCCAGCCCAAGTCCAAGAGGTATAACCACTTCCAGAATTATATCCGTATGTGCTGACGTTATCCGTTGCCAAAGTTACTGTGTTATCAAAAATGATATCACTAAAATAACTTTGCGCCCTGTTTCCACTCATGCGCACATGCAGCGTAAAGAATAGCTCACCACCTGCATTTGTTATTCCCAGTGCAATAGTTTTTAATGTTGCATCTACATATGCGGTTGGATTGATCGAGCCAAAATTACCTTGACTCAAAGTGTTCGTATCAAAACCTGCATAGGTTACACTACCTGCTCCGCCAGTGCCTTGCGTTAACGTATAGTTAATGCCGACCTCTCCGCCGCCATCCATAACCGACATAAGTTGCAAAAGAATTGTCATGTGACGGACTTACCTCCGACAACAACTTCACTTGATGAGATAAAAAATATGAATGCCATACCGCGTGGCGCAACTGTTCGCGTGCCTGTCGTGGTTGTTCCATCAAGGCGCATGGTTGTGATTGTGCCGTCAATAATAGATATGTTGCCAGCCGTGTTGTTGTAAACAATAACAACGTCACCTGCTGAACCAACGCTTCCATCAACAGTTACGTCGCCCGTACTAACAATGCTATTGTTCATGTCAGAAGCTGCAAGTGTTTGCGCCCCACTAGCTTGCGTTACCGCTGGAGCCGCAATTGCGGTAGCTTTGACCGTTCCAGCAACTTCTAGTTTTTCAGCTGGAGAAGACACACCAATGCCCATGTTTCCGTTTGCCAACAATCTAGCAGGCTGCGCTCCATTCACCTTAAAAATTAACGAGTCATCAGTGTGTCGGTAAATCAATCCGCCGACATCTAGGTCGCTTTCATCACCGAAATTTAGCTCACAATCTGAAGCACTGTCCGTAACGATCGCGGCCTTACAATTACCATCCCGCATGACCATTAACTCAGTATCACCAGAGCTGGTCCAAGTTATACCGCTCGGAACCGTATGCACTGCTGTTAGCAAAGGCGTTCCGGTGTTAATGATCGTTTGTATGTCTGTACTAGCACTTGATGTGCCAGTAATTAATGCCTGCCCACGAACTTCTAATTCTTGTTTGGGGTCATTGTTTCTGATTCCAACAAAACCACCTGACGTAATTCTCACATGTTCTGTGTTGTTAGTTTTAAAAACAATCGCACTTTGCGAGCCACCACTATTGTTATTGTAGTCGGCATTAAACGCCAGAGAACGCTCTGCATCTATTGAAACACCATCGCCACTATAATTGGTCAACAGCATCCCTTGCGTAAAGCCAGCGCCGCTTTTTACGATATTTAAAGTTTGAACTGTTGGTGTTGCGGTATTTACGAACTTGCTTGAACCTGTGTCATAATTCAGAACTTGGTTTGCAGCCGCGCTGGTAATCGTGACATCTGACAGCTCATTCAAGCTTGTTGCGCCACCGCCGCCACTTCCAATTGACGCAGCAACCCACGCGCTTGAACTATCACTCCATGACAACACTTGGCCGTCACTCGGAGAACCTGCACTAACGTCAGATAGGCTGTTCAAATTAGTTGTAGACGCACCAGCGCCGACACCAATCCAGCCTGTGTTACCAGTGCCGCTTTCTTTTACATACAAGGAAGTGGCTGTTCCGCCATCAGACCTTAGAAACAGAGAGCCGATCGGCGCAGTTACAGAACCTTCTGGCGCACTGACACCAGATATTATGTTGCTCGCCTTAACCAACAGGTTACCGCTTGTATCAATTCTAAGCGCAAGATTACTAGAACCCACGGCTGCGTTGCCGTAATTGAAAGACAAGTTACCACTTGCATCTGTAATTATGTGATTGCCAGTAGATCCAGAAGCACCGCCAAGCGATAGTTGCGAGGCTGCGCTGTCATTAGCAGTACCAATCCGTGTGCCGCCAATGACAGTCAAAGGCTGATCACCGTTTGCCGTATTAATTCCGACGTTTGCGTTGTGTGTCCATACGCCAGTCAGCGTGTAATCCGCCGTCGTATCGAACTGTGGCGTGACAAGTGTACTATTAATGTCGCTTACGCGCTGATCGACCTGCTGGATTTGTATGGTTGCGCGATCAAGCGCATCATTGAAAACAGTCGGATAGAAACCACCAAGGTTTGCCAGCTTCACGTTTTGCGTCGTCGGCACATCTGAACTGATTGTAAGTGTTGTCGATGATAGTGGCGGCGTAACCATTGTAATAGTGCCGCCAGCAGAAACATCTTGATCCGCATTCAAGGTAACCGAATAGTTTGCTGTTAACGTCTCAGTTGTTGTTGTTCCATTTGTCGTGGTCTTAACGACAACATCTGATGCTTCGAAAACTTTGAACGCAAACGCAAACTCTGTTGTGCTTCCGTTGCCAGTGTACGGTCCAGCGGTGCGGACCTCTGTAGATATAGTCATGTGGTCAGCCTCTTACTTCTACCTCTAGTTATCATCGTCTGGTCCCGTTATCAAATATTCCACGATTGTCGGATCGTCGTCTTCTTCGTAAACGTCTATTATTCTGTTGGCTGCAGTCATTCCCGGAATACCAAGTGCGTAGCCAAAGGCTTCGCCACCTTTCTGCGCTGCCTTGCGCGCTTGTTCGCCATCTATTTCGCCAGTTTCATAATCATAACTTTTGAGGAGATACTCTATTGATTGTCTGCTTTTTTTGAAAATATCTTCCACAGCTGTTGTTGTGCTGTACTTTGAAGCAAAACCACCAACGGCAGGAATCAGGACAGTGTTTCTAGCCATTCGGATAAGCACACGTTCATAAAACTTTTCTTCTTCATCATCAGTAAAGCCCCCCTCTCTTATAACAGTTTCAAGAGTTGAGGCGATTGCGTTTAGAACAACCAAGTGCTTAACAAGCTTCATGGTTCTTCCAATGTTGGTATCGGCCAAAGCAAGATCGGTTCTGACTGTTCCGTAATAGCCCGAAACATAACCATACATAAATGTAAAAATGGCTTTCGTTGGTTCGCTAGACGTACTTTGCAAAACCGATTGATCTATAACGCGACCAGAACCTTGAGTTGATGCAACGGCAGCATCTGCCGCCGCAATTGACTGCTGCTCGCTAAGTCCATCCATCAAAGATGTTTTGTAAACACCCCACCACAAAGGACCAGACACCGTGTATTTTTCAATCTGAACCATTGGAACAAAACCAGCGGCTTGCGCTTTGTTCCATTCACCTCGAAAGACCTTGCGTTTTCCGATGTCATAGGCTTCACGATTAATAAGTCTTGCGCGCTCTCGCATAAATGGAGACTTTCTTTCCATCGTGTTCGAGCTATCAAGCACAGACGTAACGCCTCGTTTCATAAATTCTATTATGCCACGCGCAAAAATTTTTGTGCCGTATCTTGGCATTACTGTTTGCCATATTGATGCTGGCGCTAATAATGCGGTAGGCAAATTAAAGCCCAAAATTGCTATAGACGCATTAATTCTAGCGTGCCGAAACCCCGCTTCTATTTGTGGAAACTCAGCTGCTGGTGCTGCATCGGATGCTGTTCTGCGCAATATCGTTTTGACAGTTTCCACATATTCAGAACCCCACGTTTGCGATAAAGCATCTGCAAATTTATTGCTGTTTGCCAAGCTCCACGCTGCATCAACCGCTTCACTCATTTCGATAAATGTAGATGTCTCAGCAAAATGTTGGATTAAACCATTAACATCTAATTCTAGTGGCCTTTTGACATTACTTAATCGCTCTTTGAGCATTCCGCTTTTGGTTTCTGCCTTTGCGGCAATACCAGCCGCTTGTTGTTTAAATATGTCTTCTTCATTACGCTTTGCTAGTTGATCATTTTTTGGGTGATTAAGGTCATACCGCAACGGGTAATACCCGCCAGCATATGTCCCGTATTTTGTAACAAGTTGTTCTGATTCCACCCAGGTAGGCGTTACACCAGTTCGTCGCAAATGCACTGCGCCCAAATCGTTGCGCTGCGTATTTATTAGATCCCAAATGTCTTGAGCGGCATCGAAGTATTTTTTATCAAGCCGCATTTCCAGCATCCGTAACAATTGTTCCGCATCGCCTCGCAGCGTTACGTCATCTGTTACACGTTGCTTGTTGCTTGCTGTTCCCATGTTCAGCAGCAACGCAAACAATTGATTTTTTGTTGTTGCCTTAAAAGTGTCCATTTCTGGCACATTAAGTTTTGCGTTTAGCTCGCTTGGGCGAATTTTGTTTTTCTCAAATATTTCTAATAAAGAATCATCTAAACCGTTAAGTCTGTTTTCTCTAGCGTTTTGCGCGACAACTAGATCATTATACAACGTATCAACAATTACCCCACGCACCATGCCGATCGGTTGTTTGTCTTTTCTGCCTTGCAGCCATGCCGCTAGGTACGGCAATCTAATAATTGTTGCGTCACCTACTCGCAAATTTTTCCCAATATTGTCAGCAAATGTTTGCGTTCTACTGTACTGTTTGAGCTTGCGCTTACCCCATGATGCAAAGATAGCGTCTGCTGCTTCTGTGCTAACCTTAGTTGCAATCGCTTTTGCTTGCTCAGATTGCAAGCGACCGCCTTTGTTCAAGTTTTTAATTGCATCTCGGAACTCTCTAAACTGCTCCAATGTCATTGACCGACGCTCGGTCATATCTTGATCTGCATAAACTTGTGAAGGAAGAACAACTGAAAAATTATTTTCAGTCTGCGCTTCTTCAAAGCTTCGAAGATCTGCGCGTATTTCCGCTTGTCTTTCTGGAGACGCTGTTGGCAATTCCATCATTGCGCGTATGCGCTGAATGAACTCAGGCGCAATCTTTTTAGGATCTAGCTTTCTGTGCAATGCAAACCGCGCAAGGAAACGATTGCCTTTTTCTACCTCTGTGCGCGCTTGGAACGCATAGCGCGCCAAGTGATGCTGCAACATTGCTTGCTGAGTAAGTCTAAAAGCGTCATCCCATTTCTGCGTTGCCGCAGCTTTGATTGCTTTTTTGTGCAGGTTCATTGCCTGCAACGCATACTTCCCAGGTTTGATGATTTCGTTTAAAGGCTTGGTATCAATAATATCACGAGCGCGTTTGCGAATTGCTGCAAGTGGTATTGTTTCTTTCAATGCTTTTTCAGCAATTGCGTCTAGCTCAACCTTTAGCTTTCTAACTTGTGCATCATTAAATGACGCCTCAATAGCTTCTGCTTGTGCGCTTTCTTGGTCGATCAAAAGATCGCTCTGTAGATCATCCATGCGCCTACGCGCTTCGATTTCTACAATCTCATCGTAGTCTGGATCTTCTGCGATCTCTGCAAACATTTGATCGGCAGTGTCGTAACCAAAGCTGGCAGCAAATAATTCTGGGTCTATACCTTCTTCCGAAAGATACGGCTCTATTGGCACAATTCTTTCATCACCTAAGATGTCTAGCGTCGCCTGACGGTTAAGCTTCACTGGGCTTTCCGTGTCAGCCAGCGCACTCATAGCTTTAAAAACTGAAGATTCGGAAACCTCTGCGCGCACTTGCTCGGATATTTTTTTCTTGTCTTTCTTGTATTCTTTCTTCTCAGATTTTTGCATCTGCTCAAGGTGCTTGCGGAACAATTTATCTGTCGCAACCTTCTTGGCTAACGCTTGCAACTCTCTGTGTTTTTCACGTTGCTCTGGTGACATGAAATCACGAACAGTTTCTGTCATGCTGTCGTGAAACTTCATTTGCGCTTCAGCAATTTCTTCTTCAGTCGCAAGCATTCTATCGAAGAACTCACGCGCACGCGGGTCCAGATTGTTAGCCATTCCGCGAACGCTTTGGTAAATTTGATTGAACCACTTACGGAATGCTTCAAACGCCTTTTCAAGCGCAGTGCTTGGCGCTTTGCCAGTCTTTATATAAAGCTCGAAACCCTCTTCACGGCCTGCAAACTTTTCGTGCATCTCAACAGTAAGAGGCTGACCAACCTCCCAGCCTAACCACTCACGCAACGGAACCATCATCTCCGCGACTTGTGCGTTTTCTTGCTCAAGCGCCGCATATATCTCTAAGAACACATGCGCACTTTCGTGCAAGAATGTTGTTTGGTTAGCAGCCTCAAGCAGCTTTACAATAGTGGGAGATGTACCAAGTACAGAGCCAGAGCCAAGCTCGCCCATGATCCTTGTTGTTCCACGGGTCGTGCCGCCTTCCTGCGCAAATAGAGAACGCGGATCAGGCTGCATGTCAGGAACACGACCTTCAGTCCATGTCCATTCTGGCATAAGACCAGTTTTCTGATCAGCAAAAACCGTGTCTTCAGTTTTTGCTGTGCGATTTGTCTCACCATAAGGCCCGTAGTTTAACCAACTATTTTGACCTCTTGTTTCGCTTGTCATCGCTCCAACAGCGGGTCCAGTGTACAAGCGAACATGAGATTGCCATGCGTTCTCTTCACCCCGCGCACGAAAACCAGCGCCCTCCAGCCCATGACCTAGCGCGTCATGAACGGCGCGGAACAAGTCATTAGCCGTAACTGGCCGAAGCTCACCATCAGGAGACCCAAAAGGCCATTGATATTTAGTTGTTGCTAAAAGTGGATTATCATCGACGGCAGCGTCGAGTGTGCCAAACCCTTCATTCGTTGGGAACACGCCCATGCGTTGATCTGCGCGCAATTCGCGCATGGCGTTAAACGGACTCTCAGCATATTCAAGCCCGACATCGCTGTTTATATCGATGAAGTAAAATTGATAACCAGCATTCAACAACGCTTCATATTGAGCGATCGTCTGGCTCACGAGATCATTATACGCTGCCTGTACTGCGGGATCTGATGGATTATGTTCCATCTCCTCATACGCCTGCGCAATGCGTTCTGCGCGCTGCTCATCTACTTCGGCATATTGAGCTTGTCGTCCGGCTGGGATGCCGTTGTCTCTGGCGTATTTGTCGGCGACTTCGACGATGCGCGGGATCGGGCCAGTTGCTGCTCTAATTGTCGGCGCACCTTCAAGACGCGCAAAGCGCCTGCTCGGTAGCCGTCCTCCTCCGTCTCCGGCGCGTTCGGGTTCCACTCCATCTGGTTCACCTCTTTGTGTTTTGGTTTGAACAAATTTTTCTATTGTTTTTTGAGCCAACAACGTAGGTGTGTCGGCGTAATCTGGGTCGAAGGCTGCATCTACTGAACGAATATTGCTTGGATCGAAAACAAGCACCTCATCGCCAACGTCCACGCCGTCGTACCCATCTCGTGCTAGCTCGTCATTGACTTGCTCTTGTAATCTTTCAAAGAATCCTTGTGCATCTTCCAGGCGTAACTTCTTGCGCTCTTCGATCGGTATGCTGGTTAAAATTCTGTCGGAGTATTCACTGCGTAAACTTTGCGGAGCAAAGTCTCCCCGCACATAAGTCTTGAGCATTATACTGCCGTACCCTTGCGCCCTTGCAGTTCTCGGACTTAAGTAAACGCCACTACCATACGCGCCCGTTTTTGATGGTATAAAAGCATCAAATTCAACGTCGGTTCCGTGATACAATACTCTGCTTGTATCAAACCCCATATCATCAGCGCGATCGATACGCGCCTCATCCGTTAACGCAAGACCCTTTTCACGCGCTCTAATCCATGTCTCAGCCTCTTCAAGCTGCTTACCTTTGTAGCCTTGATCCTGCGCTTCTTGCACAATTGTTTGGGCTAGTATTTGCTCGCTTTCTGCATAATCTGGATTGAAAGCTGCATCCGTTGACCGCAAGTTTTTTGGCTCGAACACCAAGATAATGCCGTCTTTTTTTTGCTTCTTCGTCGCGTCCATAATTGCATGAGTATATCCCAAGCGCATAAGCTCATTGCGAATCTTTTTGTTGAGAGTGCGCCTTTGCGGATCGGAAAACAAATTTTCTTCAATTTGATAACCAGCTTCTTGCAAAACTGTATCTATCTCAGATGAATTAATGCCTTTGCCGCGTATAAAGAGCTTGTATTTTTTTCCTGAAAAAACACCAGCAAAGTAATCTGTAATCGCGTTTTTCGTCAGCTTGCCGCGCATATTTTTGCGCTTGTAAATGTCTGCATAGCCAGCGTTATTAGTAACGTACACGCCAAAGCCGTAGTCGCCTATGTTAGCTCTAAACGCTCTAATGTCTTTGACTGGCGAGCCGTGATAAACAACATTATTAACATTGTAACCTTGCTCTTTTGCGCGCTGCATTCGTGCGCTTTTCGTTAGCTTTAAACCGCTTTCTTTTGCATCTAACCAAGCATCAGCGTCAGTTGCATCGTCGCCCTCATAGCCTTCTTCTGCAGCCTGCTTTAAAATTTTGGCAGGATCTACGTCAGGGTAAGGCGCACGCCGAAACCACCTTTCTCGTCCGCCACCAAATGCCAAGACATCAAGTTCGCGTTTGCGCTGACGCTTGAGTTGATTAATAATAGCTTTCTTTGTTTTGTATTGTGGCTCTAGATTAAACAGCTGCTGAAAAATACTTTTCACTTCTCGCAATTTTGCGGCTGCTTCTAATTGCTCAACCAACTTATTAAATGCTTCACTGTCAGTAAAGACATCCAGCAGCTCTTGCGCAGTTGGAACCGTTGCAGCAACCGGACGAGTAACCCTTGCGGCTCGTCGTGCTTTTGGCCTTGCAGCAGGCTTAGTCTTTCGTTTTGCCGCAGGCTTGGAAATAATTTCTTTTCTCGGCGTTACTTTTGTATACAAAGTTTTGCGATCGAACTCACGCTTTGCACCGCCGCGATCTTCAACATCTATTTCTCTTCTGCGTCTTCGATCAATTTCGTCAGTGATTTGTTTCTTTGTTTTGCCCAAAGGATCAAGGCCAAACAACTGGCGGTGTATGTCACGCAGATCGTTTAGCTTAAACTTCTTGTTTGTTTTTTCGAGCAATGAAATAAAATTATCGCTGTCCAAAAATGTGTCGAGCAACTTTTGCGCCGCTGGCGTAACCTGTTCGTTTACGGCTACAGCTTTTGTTGCTTTCGGTACGGCAGCAGCTTTTTTTGTTTTTAGCTTTGTAAACAGTTCTCGGGGCGGAACTGTTTCGCCTGCATTTGCGGCAATACTGATTTCGCGTCTGCGTTGTTTTGAAATTTGTTCTTTTATAGATTTCTTTGTTTTGTATGTCGTCGCTGACAACTCTTCGCCATACAACAAACTGTAAATTGTGCGCAGTTCGTTAAGCCTAAATTTATTATTTGCCTTAACCGCAAGGGCTTCAAAATTTTCACTATCTTGATAAGCATCAAGCAATGTTTGCGCACTAGATGTAATTACTGGGTCGTCTGTAATAATTCCCGCTTGTTCTAGTTCTGTTCTATCGCTAATACGCAACTCTAGTCTTTCATAGATTGCTTTTGAATCGACACCCATCGCCTCCAACGAAGCAAATGCCGATGACCATATTTTGCCAGCCGCTTTAGCTTCTTGCTTCGATCTGCCAGCCGCAATCAGTTGCGTTTGTACGTCTCTTGCGATCGTTTCATCGCGTTGTTGCTCTATGTTTTCTTCAGTTATTTGCTGTAGCTTTTCAGTCAGCTCTGGGCCAAGACCTTCTTCAATTTCACGGCGCGCCTCTTGTGGCGTCATGCCGCCTTCGCTTGTGCGTGTGATGTCTAGTATCTGATCGAACTGAGCTTCGTCTTCCATTGTCAGCAATTTAGCAGCTGGCAGCGTTATGCTGTCACCAGACATTGCTTCAACCATTTGCTGTTCACTGACCCCAAGCGCCTGAAGCATTGCCTTCGTGCCTTCAGGATCGCTTTGATACAGTTCCTGAAAGCCTTCTGCATCAATATCAACAGTCTGCGTTTCGTTTGCGTTGTTGATAAATTCTTCGACAGCATCCTTGTTTGATCTTGTGGCAGCTGCTGCGCTGACTATCTTGCGCGCATCACTTAGTTGTTGCGCCTCTTGCTCCGTAAGGTTTGTGCGCGCTCTCCTTGGCAAAGCCAATTCGACAAATGTTTGGAATATAGCAGCGGCGGTACCGCCTACACGCGCACCCTCTGCTGCGCCCTCAAAAATCTTTGCATCTGGCTCATACGCAAATAAAGCAATAACATTTTGTATTACATTTTCAGTTGCTTCTTGAACAGCTTCTTGTCCCGCCTGCACGCCTACGCGCCGCAAACTAGAGAAGAAACCTGTAGCCGCAGCACCTTTAAGCTCACTAGGCATTGCTTTAAAAATGCTGTTCAGGCGCAGATTTTCTAGAATATATGTCGTTGCGCCACCCGCTGCAATTGCTAACGGTTTGCTTGAAGCATCAATGTCTTGCGCTTCCATTCTGGAAATTTGTTGGCTAGCACCTTGCGATGCCATCATAGCTGCGCCAGCTTGTGGGCTTAAACTTGATACTACAACTTGCGTCGCAATCTGCCCAAGAGCGCCTGCAACTTTTTGCGCAAAGTTCAGTTCCTCTGGCTCCAAGAACTCCATAGCTGCTTCGCCAGCTTGTTCTAACTCACCAAAAATAGCTTCTTGAGTTCTTAAATATTCTGACGCCGTAGGCAGCTCATAATCTAAAATTTGCCGACCAATATCAGTTTGATAAATAGGCGACTGCTTCAATCCAAACTGCGCTACCCTAATCGGTATTTGCTGCCAAAGAATAGCATCCTGCATCCAGTCGGGGCCAGCCTCAATTCTTTCCGCAGCAACCTCGGCACCAACGCGGCCAGTTTCGCCAAGTGATTTAAACGCTAACGGCAGGGTGCCAGCAAAAAATGCACCAATTGCACCTTTAAAATCTTCAGTAGCTTCGCCGCTAAAAACACGTTCGCCTTGTGCAGCTTGTTGCGCAGCATATCCTTGAACGATCGAAAAATCGTTTTCTAAATTCGCCGCATAATGCTGCTCAACGGCAGGGTTGTTATTTGTAATTCGTCTTTGTGTATCGCGACTGACTAACCTGCTTTGCGCTCGCAATAATTGATTGGCCGTGATTTGCACGCCCAGATTTCTTTCAAGCTCTGCTAGTTCATCCAGGCTGTCTTGAACGGCAGCTGCGCGATTCGGATCTCTTAGAAACTCGCCTAGCATAGGCGCGTTCTGCAACATCTCAAACGTGCGCTGACGCTTCTCAGCCTCTAATATTTGTGACTGGTTTTGATGCGCAAAATTTACACTCATGTTGCGCTGTCGAGCGATGTTCACAACTTCGCTGCTAGGCTTCATGCTTTCCACAACGCCAACGGAACCAACGGCCTCATCAGTTGTTCTTTGCCTGATAAGCTCTTGCGTTCTTTCCCTAAACGCAGCGCGCTGCGCTTCTTGCTCTTGCTCTCTTTGGCGCAGTCTACTGAAAAGGGCATTGCTCATTTTTTATTGTTGTCCCTGTAAAAATCTTATCGCCGCAGGATCGCTTCTTAGAATTTCTTTTATTTTATCACTAATATCAAACTGCGATGGCTCTGTAATGCCAATGCTTTCAAGCTCGGCAATAGCCTGCGAATAGAGTTGATCTATTTGGTCAACGTTCAGCACTTCATCTGTAACCTGCAAAGCCCTTAAAACTTCTGGCTCAAATTCGTCAGGGATGTTTGCAAATTGATTTTTTTCCCCCATTAGTTCAAATGGCCGCCTTTCTTGCTCTCTCCTAAACCACCCCATTGTTTCAAATTTAACTTCAACCACCATTTCTTGGATAAATTGACGTAGCTCTACATCAGTCGGGCTTCTGCCTTGTTTTGCTTGAAAGTTCATGCTCCAGAAATCTACTATTCCAGTCAGTTGATTTCTTTTTTCTGAGTCATCTATTCCAGCCATCGCAAGTTCTGATGTAACGGATTGCTGAATCGTCTGAATGCTTTGTATTTCTCGATCATTTGCGCTGTCGATTCTGTTAAGCAGACTTCTATAATCACTATCACTAAAACGATTCATGTTTTCTGTAAGATAAAGCATAGCTGCATCTTTGCCCTCTGTGCTTAAACGATCTACGACGGTAGCATAAGCTTCTCGATCAAGAGTACGAGGTTTTGGCGCGCTAAGATTTCGCAGCTGAATTTGTTGAGAAACCGTCATTTGATTTACAAGCGAGCCTGGCAACTGGTCCAACGTCTTGCCTTGATTCATAATTTGATCAAAGCCTGTATTGAATGCTTCGTTCGCATTTGCTGTTTGAGCATTAGCGACATCCGAATAAACCTGACGCACACGCGATTCTGCCGCTTCTCTATCAAGACCAGAGCCGTACTTTTCCCGAACGGCAGCAAGTGCTTGTTCGAGATCTAAACCCTCATCAACAAAACCATCGACTGTTGCGATAATCTCAGCAGCATCGTTTTGCTTGTCTAACTCGAAGCGCATATCTCTATCAGCAAGCTCAGATGTAAATGGACGTACAGCCTCATAAAACTCACGCGCTGCGCTTAGATCATTTCTCTCAATCATGCCCTCAAAAATTACTGATGACAGCTCGGCCATGTTGTCTTGAACATAGCGGTCTAGTGCGTCGCCACTCAAACCACCTTGGTCAGATCCCTTTTCGCGCAACAAAGACTGGAGATTATCCGCAAATTTTGGCTGCGCATAATTAAGGGCAAGCTCCTCGGATGCATTTATAATTTCAGTGTTGAGCATGTCTTGCTTGTATAGCTCTGCTTGCTCCGCCTCATACGCCAGCGCCGATTCAGAATATCGCGTCAGCAATTCATCTGACGATTCAGTAAACGCATAACGCAGGTCATCATTGCCTAGCTCTTCGAATATACTTTGCCGCGCATCTTCAACACGGCGCATATATTCTTGCATGACAGGCTCTTTGCCACCAACAATGTCAGAACCTTTGAGTTGCTCATATTCCAGTTTGGTCTCATTAATGGTTGCGCGCAGCTGGTTGTTGGCATCACGCAATCGCGCTCTGTTAACCTTCTGCTGCTCGTCCTGCACCATCCGCGCTAGTTGACTTCCAGCCCCAGATAACGCCTGACCAGCTTGCTGCATTTGCTGCCCAGTTATAGACGCAGCCTGCGGAGACAAAGGCGACTGCACTCGCTGTGTCGGCGCAACGGTTGGCTGAACTTGAGATGGCTGATAGACTGGAACCTTTGGCATTATTTAATGGCTCCGCTACTTTTGAAACTTTTATAGCTATCGTAAATACTAACGCTGTCTGTCAGCAAACTTGTGCCAGCCTGCATAAACGGACTTATAGATCTTGCTGTAGCGCGGCCAACCCTAGCCTGACCCTTATACGTCACAGCGTCCATACGATGGCCCCACGCGGCGCGTAATGCGTTTGCCTTAACTGTGTTAGCGTCGATCTCACTCAGCACGTCAGTTGACGTCTGTAGCGCCACAGCGGTGTCACTTGCTAGATCAACACCAGACGCACCCATCGCCACACGCTGCGCGCTCTTAACTTGCGCGCCCTTCATGCGCACCGCTTGTTCCGCACGCTCGCCTTGGCGCAACACGTCACGCGCCTGACCTTCTGCCATTCTAGCGTTCAGCTCGTCCATGCGAGCTTGCAGCTTCATAGCTGTCTTTTGGCCTTTAGCAGAATAATAAGATCCGACGGCACTCATACCGGCGCCCAGACCTTGTGCGCCCAGAGATAATGAGGCTTGCATACCTGCGCTCAAACCCATTTTCTAACCTCCAAAACTTGCATACAATGTCATGCTGACGATCGACAATGGCACAGGATCATTTTGTTGTACGATCACTTTGCCTTCGCGTGTCCAGCCTGAAGCAATTTCTACATCTATTTCGCCAGTCTGCAAAGCAGGTGGCGATCCATACGTTTCTGTAGTCCTGACTTTCGCATCAACAATATTATCTGGCTCTGTTCCAGCGGAGAAGCCACTTGACCTAAACACGCGCAGCGTTGCCTTGTTTACGCTCTTAGGCGTTGACTGACCAAATGCTCCAAGCCCTCGCATTTCTACTGCCATTGGCATTGTGACAATCTCGGCAGCAATAGGCAGGCCAATGTGAACTTTGCTTGCCGCAACAGGCAATGTAACCTGTCCGCTTGCAACGGTTTGTTTTTTTTGAACAGCACCATCTGCAAGTATTGCGACCTCTTTACCCTCAAGGTGGTCAAGCCCACTAATTACAGTAGCTGGGGAACCCGTATATGTCAGACCGCAATCAACGCCAAAATAGTCTTCCAGCTTTTCAAAGTAACGACTACTCAAACGCTCGACATACCGCTTGCTGACGCCATCAATCTCACGGCGCACAACTGCATACAATATGTCATCATTGCCCTCACCAACGACCGCAATGCTTTCAAAGTATCCATCAGTGGCGTGTGTATGCCACGCATAAACCTGCTGCTCCGGCACATACGTCATACCAAGCAATCGACCATCGCTCGACAAACACCACACGATCGGCACTGGGCCTTTAGAATACGCAATGTCTGTGATCGTTTTGTAATCAAACAAATGCGCAGCGCGCACTGACATATCAACCGACACATAGCTGTTGACGTTGAAGTCATAACCTAATGAACGAACATGACCACCTCTTGCCGCAGCGTAAACCGCAGAACTGCCAACCAAAACAGGCTGCACATTATTAGCGCCAATGTACGACTGCGGACGCACGCCTAGCGTTGTCGGTGTGATCGCGTCTGAATTAACTGACGTGACGCGCCACTCTGCGCTTTCAGTAAACAGTATGAGATCTCCGACTGGCACAACATGCCGTATCGTATTTGCCTCTCTGGCGGCAATTCTGATCGATATAGCGTCATCATCTCTGACAGGTATGGAGTAGTCCAGATTGCTTTCAGCGCCCGTCTTCGTCATCCAGAAGGTTTGTGGTTTGTCAGTTGTTCCGGCAAACACACGTCGCTGCTCGAAGTAAGCAACCGCTGCGGGGAAGTCTGTTGCAAATGGCGTTTCGTTAGATGGCGGTGCCTTGCTCATGTCAGGCGCAATATTGTCATCGACCAGAGATGTCGTGGTTGTTTGGCCAATAAACCCGTACATGCCACCAGATAGCTTGTAAACGTTGCGGCGTGCAGCACCACTAAAGTTAATTGTGTTCTTTGCGCCTGTGTCAAATAACTGGTTGGTTGCGCTTACCGCAGCAGACGCCACACTTTCATCCAGCTGATCATCCGTCACATTCGTCGCAACATAGCTGTAGCTCTGCGTGTCCGATGGATTGGAGGCTTGCGTTGCTGTAACAGAACTAATTGTTGGCGCACTTAGTGTCGATCCAAACGCAATAGTTTGCAGCTTCCAGGTTGTCGCGCCCTCTCTGCGTAATTCACGCGGCGCGTAGTTTGGATGCACAATAGTCATGACATCGGCGCTTTGCACAAAGTGCAAATCTTTAAGGTCATTTTCCGCGTAAGGTGACGGGATCTCGTACAGGAAATAACTTTCTGTGGGCGAAACATTCAAGGTGGCATCGGCTGGAAAAGGCATCCAGTAACCGCTAGGCAAAACAAGTGAAACGCCAGTATATGTATCGTATACCGTCATCGGGATTGGCACAGATATTGTGCCACCAAAGCGTGGCTCATAACCATATGACGGTTCTACATTACTGACATCTGTGTAGGTATAAACCACACGCGATATCGCAATCTTTTGCCCCGCCACGGCAACTGTCGGCAACTCTGTGCCGACATACTCAAAGTCAGCAGGAACAGATGACAGACCTGTTTGCGTTGCTTGCCACTCGACAGAAACAATTGGTGTTGCGTCGTATTGATTTGCTGGCGTATCAGGATCTGTGTTGGTTGGAACATCCTGCACCGCGTAATACGGCTGGTGGGTTGCGCCACTACCTTTTACGATGTCGCCGTAATTGTAGGTACTGGAAGCATTGTACGCTGTCAGGTTTTCAGCTGTCGGCACGCGCAGCGTTGCGCCAAACGTATGAAAACGAAAGTATGCCGGACCTGCTTCAATCATCATAGTTTGCGTGGAACTAAAGCGGAACGGAAGCAATCTGGTATACTTGCTGCTGTCTTTTACTTCACGCACGTATTGCGTACCTGATCGCGTCACGACCGGACCTTGTGGCAGCACGATCATGTTATGGCACTCAGCCAGACCTGTATTGTTTTTGACGTCATCAAGACGCCCGTACATTTCAGGTGTGATGACGCCGCCGTTGAATGAGCGGGTGTATAGCTTAACCATTAGGTAACAACGATGTCTTTGTGTAAGGCCAAATTGATCCACGGTTTTCTAACCACGGAGCGGTGTGTCTTGAATCCTCACGGATCGCAGAACGATTGCGCTGATTGGCGTCTTCTGCAAACGCCTTGCCTGCATACGCAACACCACGAGACAGCATTGCTTCGCCAATCTGCATACCTTCGCGGCCTTTAATAATTGGGCCAGCAAGGTAACTCGCTAACACATATGAAAGCGCAGTCGTAAACAGAGGCGGGAAGCGCGTTGTATCAACCACATATGTCGTGTAGCGCACTATAGCATTTTCGATGTTAGAATACAGAACAGGCGTCGCATTGTCGTCTGAGCCAAGTTCATATTCTACTTCTGTTTTATCTTCGTCATACTGTCCGTTGGGTGCAAACACGCCTAGTATTTTAACGGCAGCGTTTGGTGCAGCGTATGTATATTCCCATTGCGCAGGTGGCGCGCTTGTCGCCGTAAGATTGTTCAATGCAACACGCTTGGTTGCAAAGGAAAATGGGTGCATTGCCAGCAGCATGTCACGAGCAATTGGGTAGAAGCGTGCGCAATGTTCTGCTTGTGCGCTACCTTCCGGTGGGTCAATGCTTACTACGTTTGCTCGATCCCCTAAATGCGAGAGAGCTAGATTACAAATATCAACAGCGTTTGGCATGACACATCCTCTCAAGTAATATGGGGAGACATTAGCCTCCCCATATCGTTTAGTCTACGTCTGGGGTTTGCTCTACTTCTTGAGCAACTTCAGACTTTCTGGGACGTCCTTTTCTGGTTTTTGGCTGCGGCTCGTCGCCGTTAAACCAGGAACCAGAAAAACCGTCTGGGACTACAAAAGTTTCGCCTGCTCGCACACGCGCACCTTTGTAGAAACCCATAGCGTTAGCGACGACCTTCTTCATTAGACAGCGTTCGCATTAGGTGCGTTGGCATATGCTTTCCAAGCCGAAGGATCTTTCGTCAGGAATGCATCGATCGTACCAGCTGTTACAGTAGTCGTTCCGATCGTTGCCAGAATACCTACATAACGCTCGTAATCGCCAAGCGGCAGAGCAACTTGAGCAATTGTGCCACCAGCGTTCAACAGAACAGAGTTAGCTGCCGCATCATCAGTCACAAGATCGCCTGTGCTGAAGTGTGTGGTAGCTGATCCGTCAGTTGCGATAGCAGCTTGAGCATCAGATGCTAGGGCAAAAGAAATCGTACCAGCGGAACCGCCAGTAATGATCTCCGTAGCACCCGTGCGGATGACGAGATAAACTGTCTCGCCGTTTCCGATGTCACGGCCTACTGAGCCAAGATCGATGACATCACCGATCAGTGCAGTGCCAGCTCCTGCTGCCACCGATACGTTATCTGCAAACTCGTTGCGTTCGTCCATAATCATATCAATTATCCTTTCTTACAATAATTAAGCGACAGCCGATTCAGTGTTGAGAATTGAATCAACGCGGCGCACTGGAATGCCGTCGAACGACATTACATGCTTACCAGCGATTTGATCCATGGTGAGTGTCGAGGCCGAAACTTTCTCGACAATCTGACGACGCAGGAATTGCTTCGTGCGACGGTTACAGTAGAACGCTGCGCGACCAGCTGTCAGGCTTGGTGGGATTTCCACGGCCTGTGTCATCAGGTCAATCAGGTTTGCACCCGATGCTGCGTCACCTGTAAGTGTGCCACTGTCAAACTGGACACGAACAACATAACGCCAGTCACGAACAGTCAGACCAACGTCCCAACGGTAGTGCGTGCGATAGGCTTCCATGCGTCCGCCAGAACCATCGACGTTCTCAATCGTGACACTACCTTTGTCTTCGACCTGGAGACCAGCCTGCGAGCCTTTTGGATAAATACCATGACAGGTATTTGGACCCCAGACAACGAGCCAGATTGACGAACAATCGTTCTGACCAGTGATGCCGCTTTCCTGCACGATGTTTTCAGCATTCTCAGCAGAGAGGCTGTTATAACGAGGAGCAAAGCCAGTGATTTCTTCTGGAGCAGATGCCTCAGAAGCATAGAACAAAGAAGATGCAAACTCTTGGTTGATACCTTCAATGTGTGCGCGGTCTTCAGACAGACGGAACGCAGCCGTGTTGCCGTTCAGATCAGCCAGAGCCTTATCAACTTCGGCATACGCCTCAAGCATACCAGTCGTGTCTGTGATCTGGACTGTGCTTGATTTCGATGGCTGGACGCCACCGTACAGTTTACGCCATGTTGGCGCAGGCAGACCGGTGCGCATGGTGGTGCGGTGGCCTGTTGGAAGGTTGCCTTCCAGCATTGTCATTTCTGGCAGGACTTCGTTAGTTTCTGCAAGAATATCAACAATGGTATCAATACGACCATCTGGATCTAGCCGCTTGGCAACATCCATCAGGGTTGGGTGGGTTGTAGATAATGTAGACATATTAAGTTCCTTTAAACGAGATTAGATTTGTCATACAGACGCTTGGCAGGATCAGGTGGCTGGTTAGTACCGCGACCACCCGCAACAATCACATCATCGCTGATGCTCTTGCCTATGCGGTGAAAAGCCCTGATCATCTCAGGGTGATTTCCAAGCCCGCTTTCATCCAGCAGTTGTGTTAGCTCTGGCGTGCCAAACCTAGCTAAAGCACTTTTTGCAACAGACAGGTTCTCGGTCAGCGCATCGCCGCCAATCTCCTTATCAGACTTTACCTGATCCACCCATTCCGCTTGCGCGGTCTGCATGGCTTGTTGCTGTTGCTCGGCCCATCGTTGGGCTTGCAAAGCTCCAAGGTCTGCTACCTTTTGCGCAGCCTCCTGAGACAGACCCAAATCCTTCGACAGATCCTTCAGGTTAGTCAGAGTGTCAGCATCAATCTCAATGCCTTCCTCAAACGTAAACTCGTAATCTGTTTCAGTTTCTGTTTCAGTCGCTTCCTCTTCGGGCTGGTTTTCCTCAGACACGACCTCTTCTGTTTCAGCAGACCCCTGCTGGTCGGACACCTCCGGTGTGGTGTCCTGCGTCGTAGACGACTCGCTCTCGGTGTTATCTTCAGCAGTCATCAACGTATCTTGTGTTGTTTGATCAAGCATTGTCTTTAGCCTCCTTAATCATCTCAATATAAAATTCAGGCGCATTAATCTGTACCATCGAAAGCATTCGCAATCCAACATTGCGCTGCCCTTCGCGAAAATAGGTCTCGCTATTACCTGTGAAAGAGCTTTTGTAGACACCACAAAAGTCTAGCATAGATCTCATAATCCTGCGCCCACGCTTGCTTGACATAAGCCAAGCCCAGTCATCAGCCTCAGTGCGCTCCTCTATAGCGCCCTCATGCCGATCGTCAGCATCCTTGCGCTGTTGCGCCCGTATGTCGAACGGATCAAATTCCATCTTGCACAATCACCTGGAGATTATTAGCAGCCGCTAGGTGATCAACATGTGC